GGGGCGCGTCGCTTGCTTTGTCAGCAAGCCGCCAGTTGGCGCATATAGCAGGAACTACTACTCATGAAGGATCATCCATGGACGTTGAAGACTCTCCTGACCAAATGGACCTTTTCCCCGAGATTTCGGGGTATTCGGGCCGTTGGTTGGATTGTCCTTATCAGTGGCCTGATGTGGATCGACAGCTGCGTGCGTTTATTTACGCACGACTCGCAAACGACCCCGCTGCCGCTGACGATATTCATGGAGTACTTCGGAAAGTAGTGATGGACCTGTTATGACTACGGGTAGCTGGACTGTCGGCGATGGCGGAACCGCGCTCTTTGCTCAAAAGCAATGGAGTGGCGGCGACGGCAAGACCGAACCTTGGAATGGAGGGATCCGTTCCAAGTGGAATAGCTACGATATGTTCCACGCGAAGCGTCGGATGACTTTAGGGTCACCCTATCTTCCGGCACTTCCCCCTAACTACTCAATGTTGAGTATCAAGGGGACCGTAGGTTGGAGCGTAAACGACGAGTTGAATATGCTAGACAAACTAGCTCAGCTTGTTAGGGGACACTCCTTTGATCTCGGCGTTAACATGGCCGAGGCTCATAAGACCTATGGGACTATTGTGGGCAATCTCCGTTCGATCGGGTCTGCTCTCTTGAGTCTAAAGCGAGGCAATATCAGCCAAGCCCTACGTACTCTCGGGAGTGGCAGAATCGGTCCGCGACGCGGCATTAGGCCGTTAGCGGGTCGAGACTTATCTGCCCGATGGCTAGAGACGCAGTATGCCTTTATGCCCCTAATCTCGCAAAGCTTCGAAGCCGCTAAGGCATTAGAAGCAGTCACGAGGCCAAGGGTGTTGAGGTTCTCTGCAGGATCTAGAACGTTACGGAAAACTCTGGACTTCGATTTCACCAGCCTCTGTAAGATGAGCATGTATGTCACTTACAGTCAGCGGGTCACGGCAGAGCTCTCTGAGCCTCTGTCGTTGGGTCGAACTCTGGGGCTTACGAACCCCGCGCAAGTGGCGTGGGAAGTAGTACCGTACTCCTTTGTGGTCGATTGGTTCATCCCAGTCGGAACTTATATTTCAGCTTTTGGGATAATCCCGAAGTTGCAAGGTAGGTTTATGATCACAGAGCGAGGAGCGCTGAAGTTTGGGCCGGTTCGTCCGGCTCCGTCGAATGCGCCCGAGTGGAAGGAATACGCCAAGGCGAATAATCGCATGGAGTTCTTCCGCACAAAGCGCACGCCGACCTCATCGCTTTCAGTGCCAGTTCCCACGTTCAACAGCCTTCCTAGGGCATTAAGCCCCAAGCGGTTGTTGAATGCGGTGGCACTTATTCATCAGAGCCTTCGTTCGTAAAAGCCATTCAGGCGGTGGCAGATGCTGCCGTTTGTCTTAGTCTTTTAACCGCGTAAATGCGAAAAGGAAACCCTTACAATGGGTGCGATGACGAATCTTCTCGTCAAAGACGACGGGACTCCGACAGAGTTCACCTTGCAACCGATCACGGACAGCCCTTTCCCGTTTTGGCGGGCGGCTGTCGCGAACGTACCGGTTGACGGTCAACCGAGACTGACGTTCTCAATCGAGAAAGTCAAGTCGGGCGACTACAAGGCCACGGCGAAGCTAGAGGTCCCCGTGATGGAGACTCTTGGCGCCTCGGGAACTAGCGCAGGCTATGTTGCGCCACCTTCGGTGGCGTATGTCAATACAGCGATAGTATCGCTGTTTTGCTCTGCACGGTCGACGATTGCCGATCGTGCAAACGTTCTGCGCATGTGTGTCGGTATTCTCCAAGGTGCATCCAGCACCACGAATACCGGTACTCTGGCGAACAACGCAGCGGCCGATGCATGGAAAAGTTCCGTGCTGCCGGTTACGCAGGCGTTTATTAGCCTTATCTCACCGAATTGAGGTTGGAACCTCATGGTGGAGTTCAGCATTTACCCTATAAGGAGGGGATATGTTGGGTTTCGAGGAAAGTAAGGGGCGAGGGGAAACCCTCGCCCTGATCCGGGAGCTTTCAGCAGAATGTGCCAAGTTGGGCGGCCCCCTGTCTGAGCGGCTTAACGCTCTTATACAGAAGGGAGCCTACCGCGCGCTGGTCGACTTTGAAATCGACCCACTTGCGGTGGACAAGGACCAGCTGAATGATTACTTGTATGCTCGACAGATCAAGGCTCTTGTTGAAAAACAGGACTTCTTGGACTTAGGGTACGACAGGGAAAAGGAAGCGAAGTCCAAGTTTATCTTGGCAGAAGAGAAGTGCCGCGACACGAACACACGCTTGTGGAACGAGCTTCCCGAAAGGGACGTTGCCAGTATACTTCATACTGCACAACGGATAATAGCTCAAGTACTTGGGCGGGTCCCTACGTTCGCGGAAATGTCTTTTCTCTTCGGACCCGGTGCATCGACGAATGTCGTTGGGCGTGTCGCTAGCTTCAGAACGAAGTTAGCAGCGCCAATGCAGTGTAGCGAGTCCTTGGTGGGTTGGCTTGGGAGCTTCCTTGCGGAGTTCCCATTATGGTGCGACGCCGTTGCCACGAAACACCACGAGTTCCCGGAAACGGGAGACAAAGTGGTTGTGGTTCCGGTTGAAGTGCGGCCAGCTCGTCTAGGCTTTGTGCCAAAGACTTCCAAGACGGATCGAACCATCTGTGTGGAACCCTCCCTTAACGCCCTCGGGCAGAAAGGAATAGGGAGCTACATGAAGGAGCGGCTCGGTTTGTTTGGGGTCAACCTACGTGATCAGGGAAGAAACCAGCGACGGGCCTACGAAGGGTCGGTTAGTGGCTCTTATGCCACGATCGATCTTAGTAGCGCGTCCGATACTGTGTCATACGCCCTGGTCATGTCGCTCTTGCCTTTTGAGTGGTTCGATTTATTGGACCACTTTAGATCGGGGAGCGTCGAGTTCGAGGATGAACTCGTCGAGCTAGAGAAATTTAGCTCGATGGGGAACGCGTACACGTTTGAGCTGGAGAGTCTTATATTTTACTCTTTAGCCCTAGCGACGTGCGATTACTTGAACTTATTAGGTATGCCGGTCTTCCTCGAAAGTGGCGCCCTGTCAAAGGGGTTTCCCATCGAGGTATATGGGGATGACATCATTGTCCCCGTAGCCGCCCATAGTCTCTTGGAGAAGGTCCTAACATGGTGCGGCTTCGAGCTTAACAGCAAGAAGTCGTTCTGTCATGGATACTTCCGGGAGTCTTGTGGCGCAGACTGGTTCTTTGGTTTTGACGTCCGACCTTGGTACCTCAAGAAAGAGGTGTCCGAGAGGTCTCTGTATATAGCTCATAACTACTTCATGCGGAAACAGGAGAGGTCGCTAGCTGCGATCTGCCTGCGTCGTACGGTGAGGGAGAAGCGCCTATTCGGGCCAGATGGTTACGGTGACGGGCATTTGCTCGGCACTTACACCCTAAGGTTCGATAGAAAGCGCGGCTATGACGGAGGATACTTCCGAAGTTGGAAGGGAGTGCCTAACTCTTACGATAGGGCATTCCAAACCGACGTCCTCATCCCATCCTATAGCAATTATGCGAGGATGGGGGAGGAAAACGCAACAAACCCTTTCATAGTGAGGGGTACGAAGCGTTATAGGACGACGTCGATCTACACGACCATGAGAGGAAT